TGGAGAATCCCGACGCCCTGGACGATGAGCGGCGACACGACGCCCGGGGCCGGCGCGACCGTGGTGGCGCCCGGGTCCTGCGATCGCAGCCAGTGCCCGAACTCTAGGAGGGTTGATCCCACGGGCCTCCTCGCGGAATCAGGCCGGTGTAGTGCTCGCGCAGCACGACATACGCGCCCGGCACGGCGATGAACTGCTCCCAGGCGCCGGGCACACTGCCCGGGTCGCCCCACTGGTGATCGCCTTCCGGCGTCACCTTGAGCACCCGGCCGTCGGGCGCCGTCAGCGAGATGAATGGCCGCCCGTCCTGGCCAGCGTCCTGGTGCGGGCCTTCGATGACTTCCTGCGCGAAGGGTTCCTTCACCTTCAGCGTGATCAGCGCGTGCTTCGGCATCAGGCGACCCCTTCCCAGCGACGAGTGAGCCAGGCCCCGGCGCCCGCCGCCTCGAGCACCGCGTCAGCGACCGGGGCGTCGTCCTTCTCAGCGGGGGGAGGCGCGGCGGAAGACGTCGAAAACGGATCGGCCTGCGCGTCGCGTTTCGCGAGCGCGGACAGGCTGAAGTTCTGCTGCTGGAGGTACGGCGCCTCGCCGCCGACGACCGGGCCGAGCTCGAGGTACCGGGCGCGCGCTTCGTTCGGCGACATGCCGCCGCCCTTGATCGCCTCGGCACTCGCCTTGACGAGCGTCGCCGTGTCCATGCGGAGGAGGTCGTCCGGATCGAACTCGGTCCCGATCGGCCGGCCACTCGCGTTCCTGGTCATCTCGAGCCCATCGTCGAGCAGCAGCTCGATGCACTCGATCGGGTTCTGGAGACACTGGCTGTAGTACTGAATCTGGAGCGACTCCGGATTGCTGTTCGCCGGCATCGGCGCGAGCCCGACCAGATACGGCGGGACGTGGAACGCCGTGCAGGCATTGATGCCGGTCCAGTTCAACTGCTCGATCAGTTGGCTGTCGGTCGCCGACATGCTCATCTGGTCGTACTTGAGCCCGTCGCCGAGCACCGCCACGCGGCCGACGTTGTCGCCGGTAAACGCCGCTTCCCAGCGCACCTTCAGTTCGTCGGCGTTCTCCTGGTCGATGTGGCCGGGCGCGGTCAGGACGCCACTCGGCACCGCGTGATTGGTGAAGAACTTCGCCGAGTTCTGCTGAATCTGCAGGCCCTGGATCGCCGACACGCCGCAGGCGTAAATCGGCGACACGCCGCAGAGCGGATGGTAGAGCGGCACCATCACGTCATGGATGATTTCCGACTGCGGGACGAGCACGTCGTCCGGCACTTGCGACAGCAGATCGCGTTTGACCTGGTAGTAGACGCTGCCATCGGGCGCGACCAGCGGCGTCACACACGTCGGGTCCAGGATGTAGAGCGCGGTGACGACGCCGCGCTGGTCGCGTTGTTTGATGACGTAGGTGTTGCCGTGGATGAGCTTCGACGTCATCCACTGTTCGTAGAACTTGATCCGGTTCTGGTAGCGGTTCGGTTTGCGGAGCACCGGCGTGTGGGCGGTGTTCTCCGTCTCGTGCCAGATGCCGTCCTCGTCCTGTTCGACCAGGCGGATGCGGAGCTTGCCGATGTCAGACGCAATCAGCGTGATGCAGGCATACACCGCCGCGTGCGCGAGGACCGTCTCCGCGGTGGCGGTGACATTCTGCTGCCACGCGCCGGCGTAGGGTTCGCGCACCAGCGGGAACCAGCCGCCGGACCCGACGCCCGATCGGCCACTGACCGGACTGAGGCCCGGGCCCGCGACGCGCGCGCGTCGGAACCGGAGCCCCAGGCCGAGAGTCTTCCACCACGCCACTCACGCCTCCGTCAGGTGGATTCGGCCTCGAGGTCGCGCCGCTTGTAGCGGCGCTTGCTCTTCGGCGGATCGCCGATCGCCGCCGGCTTCCGCAGCCGCGTCAGCGAGACCAGCCCGTGCCGCGCCGCGATCGCCGCATCGATCGGCGTCATCGTCACGAGCTCGCCGGCGCGCAGCCCGCGGCCCTGATAGCTAAAGGGCGCGCGGGCCTGAACTACGACCGTCTTCATCGCTACGATCCGGACGATCCGCCCCAGACGACGTCTTCCATGTAGACCACGGCGCCCGTGCGGAGCTTCTTCCAGTTGATAAACCGTTCGGCCCTCAACGCGAGCGAGTTGGTCTGCCACATTGAGACGAGCGACGTCGCGACCGGAGTCGCCGCGCCCGCGTTGCCGGTGGGCGCGTCGGACATCTCGAGCGACGCTTCGCGGCTGGCATCGACCGTCACTTGACCGTCATCGGCCAGCGCGATCGCGTCGGCATTGGCCGCGATCAGCATGTCGCCCGTCGCGGCGGTGTGCGCGTGCTGGGACACAATCAACGGCAAGCCTTCGAGCGTGCCGCCGGTCCGCGAGCTGCCAGGAAACTCCGGTTGACCCAGGGCGTTCCGCAGCAGGGCCAGCGAGAGGCCGACGGCGGGGGTCGTGATCAGCACGACGTTGGTCACGTCCTGATTGCTGCTGACGAACGCGCCGAGCAACGCCTTGATGTCGGCGCGGATGTCATCGGCTGTCGATCCACTCGACGTCAGCGGCGTGACGCCGTTCGTGATCGACGCGGGCGACACGTTCGCGACCAGCGCCTTCGCGGGATCCACAAAGTCCTTGTCGAGCCGCGCGACGAGCGCGTTCCGCAAGGCATTGCGGATCAGGGTTTCCGCGGACGGGGACGAGAATCGCACCAACTCCTCGGACACCGCACTGATCGCCGCGACTTTCGAGAAGCCCAGCGGCGTCCGATCGAACGTGAAGTTCATCAGGGGCTTCGCCTTGCCCTCCCCGACCCAGTAGCCCTCGCCCCCGCTGGTCTGCCCGGCGATGCCGACATTGAACGGCACCCGCATCAGGTCAGGCACGCCGCCCTGGCCGAACTTGCCGAGGATCGTCTGCGGCCAGAACCACTCGACAAATTCCGTACTCAGGTTGCTCGGATCGATGAGCGCGCTGGTGTTGACCGTCGTGTGCGCGGGCACGGCGGCCCGCTCGAGGTACTGATGCACGCGGTGATTGTCGGGATAGCGCGCTTTGGCCTCCGCGACTGGCGAGGTGCCGGGATACAGCACGGCGGCCAGCTTGCAAATGATGGCGCGCGTGAACTCGATGCCGGGCGGCAGATTGTCGCGCAAGTAGATCGGCGAACGGGTCTCGCCGCTGCGCGAACTGGCCGCGGCGGTGGTCGAGCTGCCGTCGGCCGGCACCGCCGCCGCGCGGTTGATCGCCTCCTGTCGTTCGAGCCGCGCCAAGTGCTTGTCCTGCCGCGCGACCTCCTCGGCGGCCGCGTCGTACTCCGCCTCCTCCGCCTCGTCGAGCGTCCGGCCCGCGGCGGCGGCGGTGTTCATCAAGTCGGACATGCGGGCGGCTTTCGCCTGCCGCATCGCGGCGAACGATTTGATCTGCTCCAACGTCGTCTGAGTACCTGTCATGGGCTCGCGACTCCTGTGTAAGAACGGCGCATCAATCGCGCGAATGTTCTCGATGCGCGCGTCGGCATTGGCCGGCACGGCGACGAGGGAGAGTTCGAGAATTTCAATCTTGGAAAAGCGCAGGCCGCCGGACTTCATCAGCTCGACGCCGCCATCGAGCGCGCGGAAGCCAATCGAGACGGCGCGGATCAGGCCGGCCGTCGCTAACTGAAACGCTTCCTCGACGCGGTCACGGGCCCGGCCCGCGGCGGCAATCAGAGGGAAGGTCGCGCGGAAACGGATGCCGGCGTCGCTCGCGTCGCGGAGCTCGACGATCCCGACGGGTTGCTTCGCGTCGTGGAAGAGGAGCAACGGGAGCGGATTGGCGAAGGTGGCGCCCTTCGACTCGATGACGTCGCCCATGCGATCAGTCGTCGGCGTCGTCGCGATGCCCTCGATCGCCCGGGTCTCGGCGTCGAGCCCCTTGACGTCGAGGACGGAGTACGCGCGATACACCACGGCCTAGAACGTTAGGGCCGCGGCCCAAATCGGCCGGTTGTTGAGTTCGGAAACCTACCGGCGGGGCCGGAGCTGGACGAGGATCGCGGTGCGGACGAAGGCGGCCACGGAGAGGCCGCGCTGATTGGCGGCGGTGACCAGGTGGTCGTAGTCGGCCGTGGTCAGGCGCGAGGAGACCTGGACCTCGACGGGCGCCGCCGCCCGCGGCCGACCCCCGCGCGACGTCGGCGTCGACTCGGCGGCGCCGCCCCAGGTGACGAACGAGTCGCGCGTGATCGTCACGGGTGCTTCGCTCCAAACACGAACATCGAGTACGACGGCGGCGGCGCCTGGCCGGCGGCCAGCATCTTGATCGCCATCAGTGACGCCACCACGCCGTCAATCCGCTTGCCGGACTTCTTCGGCTTGACTGGCCGGATCCGGCGCGCGTCGTCGGTCTTGATGGCGACGTTCTCGACGTGATGACGCAGCACCCGGTGCCCGCCATGCGCCACCCGCCGCGCTTTCACCAGCGCCTCGAAGACTTGCGCCGGCTCCGAGAGGTGCGTGTAGTTCTGCAAGACCTCGGCGACTTTCAGGCCGGCGCGGTCGCGCAGCGACGTCGCCAGGTCGGTCGCAAACGCCGGGTCGTACCCGATCGTCGACTGCTTCAAGCGCGGGAAGCGCGGGACGATCGTCGTCGTGATGTCCTGGTAAATCCGCGAGTAGTCGATCACGCCGCCTTCGGTCGCCGTCACCAGGCCGGCCTTCACCCACTCGGCATAGGGCACGCCGTCGCGCTGCTCGTGCTCGCGCATCGTGTCTTTCGGGATCCAGAAGAACGGGACGATCGCGATCGCGTAGTTGAGGTTCACGGTCTTCGCCGCCGCGTCGTCGACGACTTCAAGCGGGAGCGGCGCCGCCACCGGGAAGCGAAAGGCGAGTGACAGACACGCCAGATCGTACTTCTGCGCCAGGTCGAGCCCGGCCGCGACCGGCGCGGCCCGGAGCTCGTCGTCGGTCGGGAGCGGCGCGCCGGCCTGGTCCCACCACTCGAGCGGAATCCAGGCCGTCGCCTGGTTCGTCCAGACGTTGCAGTGAAAGCGAAGAAAGTCGTTCAGTTTGCGGGGTTCGGCGGCCGCCTCGGCGGCTTCACTCGCGAGCGCCTGCGCCTGGATGGTGATGCCGTGCCCAGGATTCACCCGCGCCCAGGTGGATGGCGCCTGCCAGTCTTCGTCGTCGCGCTTCTCGAAGATCACCGGCAGGCACGTCGGGTCCGCAATCGTGCCGGACAGGACTTTTTTGCTGTAATCGTACTCTTCGAAGCAAATCCCTTCATCGTCGGTGCCGGCGTGCGTGATCAGAATCATCAACGGTTGCCGCCGCTTCACCATCGACTTCTTGAACGCCTCGTACAGGTCCCGATTGGGCTGGCCGTGGAACTCATCGAAAATCACACAATGCGGCCGGAAGCCGTGCTTACTCGCGGCGTCCGCACTGAGCACCTGGTAGGTCGACCGCGAGTCGGGGTGATAGATCGCGTCGCGCCACACTTCGCACATGTCGGCAATAAGCGGCGCGTCCTCGACCATCACCTTCGCATTGGTGTGGACGACGCGCGCTTGCTGCCGGTCGACGGCCAGCGCGTACACTTCCGCCGCCGGCTCGTGGTCGCAGAGCATCATGTACAGCCCGGTCCCGGCCGCCCACGGCGACTTGCCGCCGCCCTTGGGAATAAACGCAAACAGTTTGCGGAACCGCCGCAGCCCGTCACTCGTCCGCTTCCAGCCGAAGAGCGGCTTCGTGAGGAGGAGTTGCTGGTACGGCAAGAGCTGGAACGGGCGGCCGGCGAACTCGCCAATGTGGTGATGGAGGCACTCTTTGAAAAAGTCGCAGGCGCGATCGGCCTCGACACTGTCGTAGTAGTACTGCCCGTTGAAACTTTCCCAGCGATGGCGGCTCGGCACGTACCGCGCCGGCAGCTCAATCGTCACGCCGGGCCAGCGGGACGTCGGTGGCGGACCTTTGCCCCACCAGCCGCCGTCTTTCGACGTGGGCCGTCCGTTACGCCGGCTTGCTGCGAGGACGTGCGCCAAAGAACTTGTCCTTCTGGTCGGACCCGTCGTCCTTCGGGACGTGCAGCCGGGTCCGCGACACGGGGGTCAGCCCAAACTCGGTGAGCAACGCGCGACACTGCGACGCCAGTTGATTCGCAATCGCCACATACGGCGACACGATCGGCGCCTTGCTGCCCTTCCGGTACGCCACGACCGAGCCCTTCGTGCGGAGCTCGCGCTCGGCCTGCTGCCAGCGCGCAAACGTCACGCAATAGAGAATCAGCGCGTCCCGGTCGGCCGTGGTGAAGACGCCGAGCCGCTGGAGCAGCGGCGCGGTGTCGTCCCAGGCCCGCCGCGCATCGGCGTCGCCCTCGAGGAGCGCCGGCACCGCCAGGTCGACGGCGGGCGGCGGCACCGGCTCATCGCGCGAGATCGTGTGCTTCCGGGGGTTCCCCCGCGCGATCCGTAACGCGGTTGGCACGGGCTTGCGTCCTTGCATCGTTGTCCCTTTCGTGCCCGACTGACCCCCTCGTGACCCCAAAACGCGGTCCGGGAAACGCGGTCGCATGTGCGTCTGGCGTTGGGGGGTCCCCGGCGCCGAGGCCCGGCCGCGGCGCGTACCCCCCCGGGGTACCGGGCGCGGGCGCGGTACTCATCGGGGGTATGCGCCGACGACCGGCCCCGCGTGTGACGACTCCCAGGTCCGACGTGTTCGGATCCAGTGATCGACTTGGCCGGTCATCTCGGTCCGGCCACAGCGGAACGCGAACCACCCAATCCGCGAGAGGGTGACGCGATGGGACCGCTGGCAAGCGGGGCACGGGGCCAGTTCCAGGCTGAAGATCGAGTCGGAGGTTTCGAGATGATCGACCCACCCGGTGCTGGCGCCCCGTGCTGGCCCACGCGCCGTGTCGCCCGCGCCGTCCCGCATGACCGCTTACCGTCCGAGGCGGTCACCGGGAATGGCGCCAGGTGACTGCAGCCCACTCGCCTCACGCCGCGGCTCGGGCTGGGGCGTGGACGGCGGCGGGGCGATCGGTTGCTCCGGCCGGGGCCGGTCCCCAGGTTTCGGATCGGGTTTTGTTTCAGGATCGTCGGGG